AATCGTAATAGTCGTTATTCATATCGGAAATGGCGATACGAAATTTATAAATAGTGGGCTTGATTGCCATTGTTTTTAAAGGGCTCCGAGAGTTTGAGGTGTACTATAGGTGTACCAACATGGTTTTGTTTGATTCGTAGTTAATATTTTTATGTCGGCTTTTTCCTTCTAGTAGACATCATATCAACTACTTACCATTGAGGTATACCTTAACGTATATCTAAATGTACGAATAAAAAATACAGTAAGGATTTTGGTAGAGTAATAAGCTCTCCTAACTTTGTTGCAAGTTGCGTTGAGACCACTGAGCCCGAGAGGGCTCAGATGTTTTACTCAGTAACTCCAACTCATATCCCCAACATCTAAGTGGAGGTCTATTCCTTTATCTACTTTGGCTTTTTCCACCACAACAGGTTTGTCAGATTGTATTCTTAAATCGATCTCTGACTTGTTGTTTACGGTTTGGGCTGTGAGAGGTTGGTAGCCACCACTCAAGCTTGAATGGCCCAAAGGTTGGTACTTCTCGTTTTGTCTTGATTGCTTGTTGATTTGACTGCTATCGCTAGGCACGTAGTCAGTGGAGGTATCCCAAACATCTTGCTTTTGTGAGTTCACCGATTGATTGACGGTTTCATTGGTAGTGATACCTAGCTCAATATTGCGGTTTTGCATCTCCTTCATCAGTTTTGCTTGAGCCTGTACTTTGTCCGCGCCGTTTATTTGAGTTTCGATAATGTATGGATTGTAGGGCTGAATGGTTGGTGGCTCATCACCTTGGTAAATGGCTGAGTAGTATTGCTCCTCATAACTTTTCTTTGTTTGGCTAGTGACCTCATTGGTGTTTAGGCCAAGTTCAATGTTGCGGTTTTGAAGCTCTTTCATCTGCTTGGCTTGGGCTTTGATTTTTTCCTGACCATGCACTTGATGATCGACAACATAGGACTGTTTGAGCTGTTCATTTGTCACTGAGCTTGCGGTGTCACTTTGCTCAGTGATAGAGCGCTCAACCTGCTCTTTGTTAATCAGCGTGTTGGTAATATCCGTAGTCGTAACGCCAAGCTCTACATTACGGTTTTGAAGCTCTTTCATCTGCTTGGCTTGGGCTTTGATTTTTTCCTGACCATGCACTTGGTGATCGACAACATAGGACTGTTGGAGCTGTTCATTCGTCACTGAGTTTGCTGTGTCATTTTGCTCAATGATAGAGCGTTCAACTTGCTCTTTGTTAATCTGCGTGTTGGTAATATCCGTAGTTGTAACACCAAGCTCTACATTGCGGTTTTGAAGCTCTTTCATTTGTTTGGCTTGAGCTTTGACCTTTTCCGTACCTGTGACTTTGGCGTCTATCACATAAGGATTATATGACTGGTAGGTTGAAGGCTGTGCTAGCTGGTAACCTTGGGCTTGCGTTTTTTGATGGGTGGCTTTATTTGGATCCTCTTTTACTTCTTCGTCCTCACCCCAAAAGCTATTCCAGGTACTTTTGATTTTCTCGACTATGTCGCTAAAGCCCCCAAACTTTTCCAAAAGCATATCAATGCCATTGATAAAAATACCCAGTGGTGAGATGTCGAATAGAATTTCAAAGATGGAGTTCTCTGAGAAATACGCTTTCATCTTGCTAACTATCGCGGAAATGCCACCAAGCTTATCAATCAAATAGCCAGCGATAGCAATCACAGCACCAATAGCAATGATAATTTGGCCAAAAGGGTTAGCGAGAGCGACGGCATTAACGCCAATGAGTGCAAGTTTTACCCCTGCAAGAACACCAATCACAGTGGACATATTATCACTCAGCCAAAGAACGCCACTGCCAAGTGTGCGAAATGCATTAAACGCGCTTTTAACAATTTCTCTGAGTTCTGCAATTTTCTCTTCACGCCAATCCATATCTTTCATGTTCAGAGCTAGATCTTCCATGATGAATGAAAGCTCAGCCATGATAGGAGTAAGAGCACTGATTTTCAGTGAGTTGACGATCGTGTTTAGTTTGCCTAGCGACTCGCTAAATGCTTGGGCGTTCTTGGTGGATTCTGGCTCCACAGGGCCACCTGTATCATTAAGTAGCTGCTTGGCTTGTCGGTAGCCTTCCACACCACCACGAAGGACGTTAAGCATCTTTTCACTGTCACCACCAAAGAACTCATCAGCCATGAAGTTCTGTTTGGCTGTGTCGGTTTCCTTTGCGATTTCACGCAATAACACTTGATAGGCTTCACCAGCATCTTTAGCGTTCATCAGGTCTTCATAGGCTTGATGGTTGCCCGTATCTTTAAAGTAGTCATTCATCGCGCCAGATTGGAAGGTTTTCATCTCTCCCCAACGCAATGCCATTTCTTTAATTGCTGCGTCCATATCTTCCGCTTCTGCACCCGATTGAGTTGCTTGCAAGCGCATAGCCTGAAGTTCTGCCACTGGCATGTTGATGTCGTCCGCAGCACGTTGCAGCTCATCAAGTTCATTTGCAGTGTCATTGATAATAATCCCGAAGCCGGCCATCGAACCCAATACACCAGTAGTGGCAAGCGCTCCGTTTTTTACCCCTTCAACCGTTGGCATTTTGAGAGCCTTGTTGATGCCCCGCGGAATCTTCATCACCTTTTGAAGGCCAACGTATCTCTTTTGCAGCTTGGTTATTTCTTTGCCGTGGTTCTTATAACTCTGGTTAAGCCGGTTATACTCGTTATCAAGTTGCTTGGTATTGATGCCGTTTTTCTTTAGCTGCCTACCGAGTTTCTTGAGATCGTTTCTGTAATCACTTTGCTCACCAGTTAGTTTGCTGAGCTTATCCTGCTGTTTGGCAATTTTCTCTGTTAGGGCAGCGTTTGGGGTTTGAGCTGCTTTTGCCGCTCGCTTCAATTCATCATGCTTTTCACTGGCTGCCGCGACAGCAATATTGTTCTTTCTAAGCGCGTTGAGCGATTTGTTGTAGGTATCAATCATACCCATTGAGGCTGAGTCTTCCGCTTGGGCTTTTTCCACCTTTTTCATTTCTTCGCCGTAACGGTTAGTCTCTTCACTCATTTTTTTGAGTGGTGCTGTGGCTTTGTCGATCACTCCCATGACGACAGAGAGGCTCATTTTCATAATCAGTCCTTACAAAAAAGGAGAGCTATGTGCTCTCCTGTTGGTATCGTTCTATTGCTAGCTCCCGAAAATGCAGCAGCTCGTCAAAAGTCAGTTTGTCTATTTCGCTAGGCTGCCATCGAAACGCCATTGCCAAGTCTGCATAGAGAGGCTCTACATGCGGAACGTCTTCTACTAACGCTCCGTACTGACGAAAAAAGTCGCGAGTGTTGTAAGTAGCGGTGCCCAGTTCGCAGGGTCGAGGTTTAGCATATCGCGTTCATCAAGCTCTGAGATTCGTGGAATGACTTGCTTACCTGCATCAAAATCCGCCTGGCAAATATCATTGAGGTTAACCCCACGAAGGTGACCAGAGTGTGGTTTTTGCAGCTCAACTTTGGTGATCTTAATCGTCTCTCCGCTCACCATTTTCTCAATTGGAACAGCAAGCGTGGCAATCTTGCTTGTGCCTTTATCTTTAATCGGGTTGGTCATAGCCTAACTCCTGCTTCAGTTCTTTTAGTTTGCCTTTACAGCCGCCTTTGCTTGGGTCTAGTTTCATCACTAACTCAAACAGGTCATGAGCTTCTTTACGGTTGCCATCTTCGTAGTGCCAATCACCGACCAAGCGGAAGATTTTCACTTTGAGTGGAACGTTGGTAGCCAGCTCGCCTTTTTGAAGGTCAAGAACGGCACCGGTTAGGTACTCACGGTTAAAGCCTTTGTTGGCTTTATAGGCTTCGTGCGAGTATTTGAAAACATAGCCTAAGAAAGCGGTTTGTCCGTCCATCTTCCAGTTTGAAGGGGTATCTAACCCCCCATCAATTGCGAGCCTGAATTCATCGTGAATGGTTTCGAGTTTGCCTAAATCAACATGCCATAGAAACCAATGCCACATCACATCTAGGTTGCCGTAATTCCCCTTATGGGTTTTTAGTAACTTTTGGATAAGTTGGCGGTACTTCTCGATCAACGCTTGTTTAAATGGGTCTTTCTCTTTCGAGCCGGACAACGTGCGCAGGTAAGAGACATCCTGCTTTAGAATTTGTTGGATATCTTCCCACGGTTTATCAGCAAGGCTAGGGCGAGATATGTTACTCGCCACTGTGCTTGCTGCTAACGTTACTGCTTGGGGGGCTGCGTGTTGAGCGCTTCTCTTCATCAGTATGGCTAGCATTGGATCACTCCTTATTGTGGAATCATCTCAACACCGTTAAAGAGCACTTCTAGCTGCCCGTCTTTGGTGTTCAAAGTCAGGGTTTCAACGGTCCACGCTTCTTTCAAGGTGTAGACCTTGCCACTGTCAGTTTCAACGGTGATCGTTTCATCCACAAACTCTGCGATGGTTTTTTCATCGGTATCTTTTGCGTGAATGATGGTGCACTTAATTGATGGAGCGTCTTCATAAGACTCTGAGTAGCCAAGAACGCCATCGTCACCCACCTGAGGCTCACGCTTAAGGTTACCAAAGCCAATCTCTGCGCCTTCTTTGATGGGTAAGCGCCCTAATGAGCCAGCGTTAATGACGGCACGGCTAGTAATTTTTGTTGCCATAATTTACTTCCTGAACTGAATTTTACCCGTAACAATAATCAAGCCATTCACGAACTGTGGTGAGTCTTGATAGTTGACGCGTTGTTTGTTGTTGTCATCGAGCTCGACAATCAGTGAGGCTTTATAGCCGTCAAAGTCTTGCACGATGCCTGCTAATTCCAGATCTCGGTAGAGTGAGAGAAGCTGGCTTTTGAACATAGTCGGCGTAACAATGGGCTGACCAGGCGCAAACTTGGTGCCGTCTTTGGCGACCTTATGACGAGGGTACACACTCGTGATAAGAGAGCGTTGCTTTTGGCGGTAGTACATGGCTGTCGCTGGCGTCATTACGTCTAGGTAGCTGTTATCTGCCATGCCAGCCCCATTTTCGGTGTATGCCGTGACTGGGCGCTCAACCAATACTTCCTTGGCAGAATTGACGGTATAGGTACTTAGCCCTTCATAGAGGAACAGGTTACGCTCTGCCCAATCCCATTCTCGTTCTGCAAGGCTATAAACGCCGTTTAGCTTGAGTGTTTGCAGTGGGCGACATGGGTCTATTGCCAGTGAAGGCGCGATTTGTCCAACCCATGCCCCGATCGCTTTTGCATCAGATAAGGCTTTGTCTTCTGTGTCACCAAAGTTGTTGATAGGCAAGAAGCTGATTAACGGGCAGTTACTGCCAGCACCGTAGGTAATGAGCTCCGCATGAGTGCCTTTTTTCGGGATGTAAGCAAGACCAGGGATTTGCTCTAATGCTTCATAACGCTTTTCAAGGAACAGCCCAAGCTCACGAACGGTAGTTTCATCATTGAGTGAGCACATAATGTGGTGATATTGAACATCCCCCAGTGCAGCAAGTGCGCTTGCAATGTCACCATTTTCGACACTAATCGCGAAAATAGGCATGGTTTCATCTTGCTTACGGAAGTACTCAATCATCTCAACAATGTCTGATTGGCTTGCATCTTTGCTGAATTTATCAGCAGCGATGCTTTCATCCATACATAGCGTGACTGTGTTTGGGGCAACCTTTGCTTCAGCCACCGCATTACCAATAGCAAGAATGCATTGCAGGTCTTCGGCGCTGTTGGCCAGGCTGTTGTCAATTTCGATATAGACACCGGGCACTCGTGCTGTGCTTGGTACCTCTTTAAAGCCAATTCCCATTAGTTCTGCTCCTTATTGGCTGTGGCTTTAGTAGTGGTTTGGACTTCCACCACGCTTTTGTCGCTAAGGCGGCGTAACCAATAAGCATTGCGAGGTTTGATTTCACCTGCGGCTTTTAGAGGATCGCGTGTCTCTGGGTCTCGAACGACCAGACCTTTAGCGGGTTTAATTTTGAATGTGGGTTGTTCAGTTTTTTTCATTACGCTGCATCCTGTAGTGCAAAGTGTTCTGCAGCCATCGCCATGAGTTCGCGCTCTAGCTTTGGTGTCCAGCCGATAAAGGCACGTTGTGGCATTTCATAGTTTCGCTTGGTGAGAAGGCCACCTTCCCAACGACCCGTTTTATTATTGAAAAAACCATTTACTCGAGTTGAGAAGGTGATTTTTGAACCTTCGTTGTGCTCTCGGCCTACCTTGCCTGCTATGCCTTTTAACCCGACCGCAAAGTTTTCTTCTGAAACCTCTGTTCGCAAACCACGAATAAAGCCATACAACATGTTTTTGTTGTTCACGGTGTTCAGTGCAGCGTGTAAGCGTCTATGTTTTTCGCCATGTTTGCCGTGTTTACCACGCGATACCACAGTTACTTTGCGGCTGGTTCGCGCTTGATATGGGTTGTTCTCAATATCACGCTGTGAACGGATTTGACTGCGGAAAAACTGACGTGCGTGATTCGCCATTTTTTTGTTTAACTCAAATTTTTCTGTTGCAGTGAGGACCAGGCTTTCAACAATCTGAGTGAGTTGCTCTGGGGTTTGAAGTGTTAGCATGGCAAATCATCCTGATGACCGATGAGGTGAACCAGCTCACCGAGCTCCTCTAAATCAGCAATTTGCTCAAAGTCACTCACACAGCGATAACGAATGTCGTTTTGCAGCCAGTCACCTTGCACATCCTCTTCCAGTGAAAACTCCTCACTCAAATCAATCTTAAGGCGGATGTCGCACTTACCGTCGTCGAGCAATTGGGTGGCAAAGGTAGGGAAAGGCAGTCCTTTGCTTGGTCGCTCTGGGTCATATTTGTTCAACCAGCTCACCAAGTGCATGAACAGTGCTTTCGGCCGAATCGCAACATCTTGCATGTCAACCACCGCGGTGTAGTCGACGGTAAACCCATCGACTTGTTCCGCTTGAGAGGAGAACATCACTCCGTTCTCTGCCCAAACCGTTAAGTTTTTGGCGTCGGTGACATGCTTCTTAAATAGCTCGGTTAAACTTTGTAGTGATTCCATTACACAACCTCAAAACAGTAGGTTTCTTCACCGTTAATCAGCAGGTCAACCGCTTGGCGATATTGCACTTCGCAGTGCTGCTTTTTATCGGTGAGTGCTTGTTGTCTGTCGGCAGCTTCGGCAGTGGTGTCACTGCTGAGTTGGATGCCAATCAATTCACTAGCAGTAAGCGCAAACACGGCCTGCTTGTAGAGAGTCTCGCCTGAATCTTCATCTTCAAACCGTACTTGCGACAATTCGTTCAAGTGAGCAAAAGGTTCAATGGTGTCCTTTAGCTCTCGGTGCACCTTTATGCGCGATACCGTTGCTTGGTGCAGAATGCCCGGCTCTGTCTCATTGCTAAGGAAATGGAACAGAGACTGAAACTCTGACACCTTGAGCGCTGGGTATTTGTCAGTTTTTGGTAGCTCTGAATTAAAAATCTCATTTTTATCACCAACAAATTGCATTGCTTCACGCCTTTTGGTTGAAAAATGCGGGCAGACAAACACTGAAGACTGCGCAGGCATTGGAGTAACCCAGACAGTTAGAGTGTTAACGCCCGCATTGAGGGGGTGTTAGTTAAGGGTTATACCCATGCTCCGTTAATCCAGAGCTTGACGTTTTTGAACTCGACAGCGGCCGCTTTGCCCAACTCTTCAATGACGTAAGCCATGTTCATTGATTCGAAGTTTTCCACCTGGTCTTTGGCGTCATTTTTCTTACCAACAGAGCGACGTACTGAATCAATCTGAATGTATAGAGATAGGTTGTCGTAGCTAGTGACCATGATGCCCGTTGAAGGGAAGCCCGGTACTTTTACAGCGGGTAGGCCACCATAGGTTCCAATGACTTGAAGCTCTTGGATCTTGCCTTTTTCGCTTGGCGTATTGCCGTGCGCTTCGTAGAACTTTGCTTTGTCGTAACCAAGCAGATCAGAACCGATAATAGCGACTAAGTTACTGTCGTCTTCGCAGGCAGGGTGAAGCAGCGTTTTAACGTTAAGCACGGCTAAATCAAGGTTGATAAAATCACCTTTCTCTTTGCCTGCTGAACCATCACCACCTTCACCGATACGGATCTTGCTAGAGCCTTCTACTACTTCTGAAATCAGTCGGTCAGCATTGTGAGCACGCATCGCTTGATACCAACCGATATTGACATCTTCACCGTGTGGATTAGCTGCGCGGTCTGTGGTCTTCGCAACACGCTCGCCATACCAACCAATCGTGACTTTATTAGCATCAATCTGCTTACGTGTTTCAGAAGAGACGATCTTGTTGAAGTTTTTGTCGTGTGCCCATGCGTCTAACTTTTCATAACGGATTGCCGTATCAAAGTTGGTTTGTTCACACATGTATGGCATAGCGCCAATACTTGAAAAGTCTGTCGGTTTGCGCTCACCTTCGCCAGAGGTATCGGTACGGCTGGCAATCATGCCTGTAACACCAAGGCCGATAGATTCGCCTTTCTGGTTTTTAACCGGCACAACGTTTATTTTGCCTAAGAACCAGTTGCTCTCACGGATTTGAGCGATGATTTTCTGGGTGCCGTTTGGTGTTACGTTAAACTTCTGAGTTGGGTCGGCTACATCATTTTGTTCACCGACCTTTTTAATGTAAGCACTCAGCTTCGTTTCTGTTTTTCTATCCATTTCACTACCTAATTGAATTCGTTATTGGTTGAGAAAGAACGCGTTATAGATACAGTTCTTCTTCGCCGTCTGAGCCCGCTGCTTGACGCTCATCTTCGTCAGTAAGTTTGCTGAACTTTTCGATTGTGCCGCTCAGTTCACCAACTTGGTTTGAAAGGGTTTCTACCTGGCTCTTTAGCTTGGTGAGTTCGCCGTCATCGCCAGTATTATCAGAGCCTTCCTCTTGGCTTTCTTGCTTGTTGTTAGCTGACAGACAAGTCACGAGCTGACCTAACTGACTGTTTAGCTCTTTGTTCTGCTCAATGCTTTGCTTAAGCAGCTCTTCAGTTTCTTTACTCATCTCGGTTTCATCCTCTTGTTGAGAGAGCTGCTCATCAGCGTTATTGCCGTTGAGCCAGCATTTAAATTTGTTAAATAGGCTTTGCCTGTTTTGCCAAAGTCCTCTTGATACTCAACAGACGTATGCAGTAACTGACCATTTTCAACAGTGCGTAGAAGCATTGAGTTAGGCTTTATGACTGCCCAAAGCTCATCATCTCGTTTTTCAGTAGACAAGACTGAGCCGTATTTCCAGCTCCATTGAAAGTGCTCTTCGTTGATTAGAGCGTTGTACTTTTTCGGGTCGTAAGTTTCAGCAATGTCATCAATAACCTGCTGTGGCACCTCACGCCCATCGACGGTTGGGCCTGCCTTCAAAATACAAATTGGCTCAGACTTGAACATCATTTCTCTCCTAAATTCGATGACTCCAATCTAACGAATGCCCTTATCTTTTTGTATTCATGGTGATTCTAGAACTCTGATATAGAAACCGCTCAGGCTGAGTAATTACGGAGCCTGTAGCACTATGCAAGCATGGATACCAATGTAGTTACTGAGAATGAGCCAATCTACACCCATGCGCAGACCCAAGCGCTGGGGTTGTACTTGCGCCAATATAAACCTGCCGAGATTGCAGAGCAGGTAGACGTTGCCACGCGCACTGTACAGCAGTGGATTTCACGCTTTGGCTGGAAAAAAATGCGGGACGATTCGCCCGTAGAACTGATGCTGCGTCAACGTATTGCTTACTTGATGTGGATTGACCACAAACTAGAGTGTCAAGAACGTGAGCTGAAGATGCTGCTAGACCAGCACTACAAGCGAGTGGAGGCTGATAAAAAGCGCAGCCGGCCTGCTGGAAGTGGGGAAGGAGAGAGCAAGCGAGGACGCAAAGCAAACAAGGTCAAAAACGATATCTCTCACATCACCAAAGAGATGTTGGATGAGTATCGTGAGAAGACGTTTTTTGAGTACCAGAAAGAGATCCACCGGCACAAGCAAGATGATGCGATCAATGAAATCCGCTTTTACCTTAAGTCTCGCCAGATTGGTCTCACGTTTTATTTTGCATTTGAAGCCTTTGAGGATGCCGTGCTTAACGGAGATAATCAGGTGTTTATCTCGGCCTCTAAGAAACAGGCTTACATCTTCAAGAACTACATTCGGAAGTTTGCCCTAGAGATTGGTGATGTCGACCTTAAGGGTAAAGACGACCTTGAACTGAGTAATGGCGCCAAACTAGGTTTCATGTCGACGAACGTGTCGACATCTCAAGGCTTCAACGGTCACATGTATTGGGATGAGGTTTTTTGGATCCCTCGCTTTGCCGAGCTGGACGACTACGCTGGCGGTATGTCTATCCAAGCGAAGTTCCGCACGACCTATATTTCCACCCCTTCGACTATGGCTCACGAGGCGTACCCGAAATGGGAAGGTAAGAAAGAGCACAATATCGACATCAGCCACAAGGCACTAAAAAATGGTGCGTTGGGGGAAGACTTTATCTTTCGTCAGATGATCACCGTCGATGATGCGATAGCCAAGGGTGCGAACTTCTTCAACATGGATAAGCTGAAGCGCAAATACCCAGTTAAAGAGGTATTCGATAACTTGCTACGTTGTAAGTTTTTGGATGACAGCGCTTCGTTCTTCTCTCTTAAAGCGCTACTGGGCTGTAAAACAGATACGTCACTTTGGAATGATGTGGACCATGAAAAAGCGCACCCTGTTGGTAGTGAAGAGGTATTGGTGGGCTATGACCCAAGAGGCGGCGGAACCGGGGACGGCTCAGACGATGCTGGCTTGGTGGTTTCTCTCAAGCCAAGGCGTAAAGGCGGCATGTTCAGGTTGATTGAACGTATGAGGCTAAAAGGCTCTAGCTATGAGCAGCAAGCAGAGTCCATTCGCGCCATTACGGAAAAATACAATGTTGTCCATTTAGCGATAGATACAAGCGGGGTTGGCTCTGCTGTTGCAGAACTGGTGCGTAAGTTCTACCCGGCATTGATTGAGCTGAACTACTCGCCCGAAATTAAACGGATGATGGCGTATAAGGCGCGAGAAATCATTAACAATGGTCGATTGCAGTTTGATGCCGAGTGGGACGACTTGGTGCATTCCTTCCTGATGATCCGACAGCAGACGACCAATATTAGCAACCAAGTAACGTTTGTTTCTAACCGAAGTAAGATTGGCTCACATGCTGACCTTGCTTGGGCTTCAATGCATGTGATGTGTTGGGAGCCGATTGATATTAATACCGACGATGACACCACCGTTGAGATTTTCTAAGCCAAACCGTGGAGAGGCAAAGTGATTGAAATTGAATTTTCGAACCCTGTGAGCGTGATGAACAGTGACATACTCAGTTACTTAGAAACCGCGCTGATTGATGGATTGTACGAGCCACCTATCCCGCTTGATACGTTAGCAAAGGCTCTACGAGTGAATCCCATGCATTCCAGTGCGATTGAGTTTAAGCGCAATACTTTGGTATATGCGATCACCTTAAGTGGTTTGCTCTCTCGCCAAGACTTAAAGCGCTGGTCACAAGATTACTTAACCTTTGGGAATGGCTATTTGCAGGTAATTCGTAATTTTGGGGGGCGAGGTCAGGTGGTCAAACTTAAACACCTTCCAGCGTTATATATGCGACGCCGTGAAGATTTAGGTTGGACGTACAAACCCAAAGAGTACGACGATGACGGACGAATCGACTTTAAACATGGTCAGGTGTTCCATCTTTGTGATTACGATGTTGCCCAAGAGATTTACGGTTTGCCGGCACATGTGAGTGGGCTAACCTCAATTTGGCTGAATGATGATGCCACGCTCTTCCGTCGTCAGTATTACCGTAATGGTAACCATGCAGGCTATTTGCTTTATATGAATGATCCGAATATGAGTGACAAGCAAGAGCAAGAAATCAAAGACAAACTCAAGGCGAAAGACGGCATGGCGTTCAAAAATATGTTTGTCAATGCTAAGGGGAAGGACACCAACCCGCCAGAACTGAAGCCGATTGGTCAGGTGGAAGCGAAAGGCGCGTTTAAGGACGTAAAGAACCAAACCATGAATGACGTGCTAGCCCTCCACCGTGTTCCGATTGAGCTGATGAGCGTTCGCCGTGAGAGCATCACATCATTGGACTTAAACAAAGTGGATTGGTTATTTCACAAGAATGAGTTATTGCCCCTGATTGACTCCATGAAAGAGTTGAATGACTTTGTGGGGCAAAAAGTTATCAGTGAGAATGAGTATAAAAAACTCGAAGTTGCTTAGTATCGAGCTGAGATAGATTTGTTTCTAATTATATTGACCCATGCGCGATCTTACAGGGCTGATAAGTACCATCATACCTATGAATACAATGCCTATCTGACCTATCCAACGGTTTTTTACTTAATTATTGGCTTCGTTCAACAAATTTACGTTTGAACATCAGTTGTTCTTCAGTATTGTTCGGTTGCTTAAGGTGTTCGAGCAAACGCCGGGTTGTCCGTTTCTCTTAATATACATCTGACTATTGTGGTGGTTAATTAAAGTTTTTTTAAGTCAATGCTATAAAAGAATGCCAGCACAAGCTGGCATTTCGTTCTTTTGGCTAAAATATTAATGGAAAGAGCTTAGTCATTAAA